CCTCCAGCATCTTCGCGGTATCCCCTTCTTTATCGCCCTTGACGCCTGCTTTTGACTTGGCATCATTATAGAGTTTCTGCGCCCGGTCGTAGTCCTTGTAGAACCGATCCGTTATCCGGCTGCCGCGCTCACCAGGGCCGTACAGGAGCCCACCCACCAGAGGCGCATACTCAATGCCAACCTTTTTGCCTCCCGGGTTTTCCCCGGGAATTAATTTATCAGTGAGCGCTAGTCCCGTCTTACCTACCCCGCCGAAAATACCCTTGGTGAAATAATCACCTACAGCAAACCCTCCTGCAAGCATCGTAGCATAATAACCAAAAAGATAACCCTTAGTATCAGCCTACCCCAGTTGCCGCCACGTCTTTTGATAATGAAAGGCCAGCCCAGTGGAAACACCTCCTTTGCAACCACAAAACATTCAGCCGGAGCAAGAATGCCCCGGCTTTTTATCTCGCTATCGCCACCATTTAGGTGGGTAAATACCCTTTCTCAATGCGTTCTTGCATCAGCGTATTTATCATGTTTTCCTGTTCCATATTTTCATTGACTAGCTTTGCTATTATGTCATTTTGCTTATCTATTATCTCCAGCAAATCCATACAGGTTTTAATATTCATTTATTCACCCTTATTAAATAACTAATTTAGGCCAAACAACATCATGCGGAAACCCTTTTTGCTGGGGCACATTCCTAAGTGCCTGCCTATAAACCAGCCACGTTTCTTTATTTTTAGTAGTCAGTGATGCATCAACCAGCTGCGTCCAATCGCTTTCTGTAAGTAATTTATTACGTTTCTTTCTTACTTCATCAGCAAGTTCGGCATACTCAACGTCTTTCGCGGTCATAATCCAAGCGTCAAGGTTACTATCAAGGTTTGCAATAAGATTGTCCCTGTTAATGAGTTCAAGACGGTACATATCATACTCGTATTTTTCAGCTTCGCCTTCCTCGACTACTTTCGGCTGCACGTTCTCGAAAAAAGTAATCTTAGCCAAATCTTCTTCGTATTCAATTTCATACGGCGCAACTGGCATTACGGTGCTTTCTGCTTTCACGTCTAATCACCACCTTTATTTTTTTGATTCTAATATAAGGCTTTACATTTTTATGATAAAAGTTATACGAGTTGCAATGTCTAAGGCTCCCAAGCCGAGATATAAGAGACTGAGCTTCATGCGCCGTCACCTTTGGCATTTTGGCAACCCTTTGAACCTGTCGCCGGATGACCAATGCGTTGCGCTTCCGGAGGATGGTCTTATCCCGAAAGAAACGAAAGCCAAGCACATCTATTGCACGACCCCGGCGCTTTCCATACCTGTCAATATAGTCAAATCGGTACACTTGATGATTGTCCTTGATTTTCAACTCCATGTCGGCACAATATGCAATAATGACATCTACCGCCTTGTGTAGCTTTTTCTTATTGCGACCAAAGAACACCATATCATCCAAGTACCTGATATAGTACTCAATATGCAGTTCCTCCTTGATATAATGGTCCAGCGGTGTCAAAATAAAATTGCAAAACCACGGACTTGTAGAGCAGCCTGTTGGCAGGCCATAGTTCTCTTCGTCATTGACAGCGTATATATAACTGTCAATGATAGCAAAGCATAGCCATAAGAATAACTTGCCTCGAAATTTCTTTCGGAGTCGCTGCTTTAAAACAGTATGTGATACGCTTGGATAGCACTGCGTGATGTCTAATTGCCCAACATATTTGATGGCCGACCTATCACATTTGGTATGGTGATTTATGGTCTTTTTTATATACTTAACCCCATCGTGTGGCCCTCTGCCGGGTATGCTGCTGTAACTGTGCCTATACATCCCTCTCATAAAAGCAGGTTGACCGACTTCGATTAAAAGTTGATACATGATCTGATCTGGGAATAATGGTACATTAGTAGTAATTTCTCTTGTTTTGCCGTTACACCTATCCTTGATTGTGGTAGATATACATTTTACGGGTTTATACGACTTTTTGTATATCTCCGGCAACACCGGCTGGCCGAGTTCCTCAGCTTTCCTTACAGCTTCAAAGGCAAGCACGATCTCCAGAATTCCCCCCACATATTCATCCAGATGCGCGAGTATATACCTTGCCTGTTTATACTTCCTATTTAAGCCTTTTCGTTTTTTCTTTTTGCTCTTACACACCTTTTTAATGGCTTCTCTAATGACATCACGGTCTTTTAGCCTGTCGTCTACATTAAATGACTTCACATTGTCACCGACTTTTTTATAGTTTCAGGGACGTTGGGCAGAATAACTTACATCATTCTCTTACTAACCCCTGCCGTTACAACGATTTTTACCAAGGGGTAAGGAATTAGATGTGCTTAAAATATTTCTTATTTTGTTTTCTATAAAATAGGCGCGCAAGGCGGTTGATGTTCGAGTTAGACGGAGCGTTGTTGCAGTTGAAGTACACAGGAGAGCAGTTACGCCCGTTGTTCCAGTTACCGCTTGCACATCTAATCCCTATACAATTATTTATTTTAAAAAATATCAACTAATATTATTGGGGGCTGCCGCCCCCAAACCCCCGCTAAGAACGGGTAACAAAAAGGCGCGCAAGGCGGAAGAAGGCCGAGCTAGACGGAGCGCTGTAGCAGACGAAGTACACAGGAGAGCAGCTACGCCCGCTGACCCAGTCACCGCCGACGAAAACCGCGCAAATATCGTATCTGGGATAGTAAAAATACGCCGCCCAGAATGTTGTGCTGCTTGCACCAACCTCAATGGTTAAAGCTGCAAACTTAAAACGTGAATCAACACCAAGTGTTTTAACATACCCGTCAGATGGCGATACATTGTAATTTAATTTTGTGTAATCTGTAGTTATAACGCCGTTTGCATATTCTCGCGGATCATTGATGATATACGGTGTATAAGTATAAGGATCTTCTGACGTACCTGCACCGTTTCTTTGTATCAAAAAAGAACAAATGGCCGAAAATCCATCAGCCCAGGGGCTAACCTTACCCCGCCAAATGCAAGGGTATTTGCCACTTGTATTACTCCCAGGCGAACCACTAGAGGCCACTATAATGTCTGTCGCTCCGTTTTTCCAGGCGCGCGAAGAAATAAAATAGCCGACCTCAATATTTACAGGTGAACCATCAAAATACATTGNTTTATTTGTTGCGTCATAAGCCTCGATGGATGTAATAATAACTCTATCAGCTATATTACTTCCGTTTTGCGTCGTGNCAATTACGATTGACTGACCCACAACATATTTATCAGCAGTTGCATTAGTTACAATTGCTCGATTTGTGTCTGTTTCAGCTACTGTGGTTATGTCGGTTGCACTGTTGTAAGAAAGCGTAGAAGCACCCATCATCACAAGTTGCAGGTCCCTGGTTGCGAACTCAATAAGCTGCAAAACATATTCGTACATATGTGCTTGCATAGTTTCTGTGTGTGCATTAGTGTTATACGTTCTAGCCTTGTCCATATGACCATTTAATGAACTATATTCGGGCACTGTCCCGCTTCTTGATGTGGCCTTATTGGCAACCATAGATAACCAGAATACAGGATAATACTCCTTTTCGTACCAGTTTTTAAAGTTTGGAAATAGGGCATATCCTTCGCATGGTGTGCCGGTAACGCTTGGAGCATCAAATGAGCCATTCCACCCACACGGTGTGCACTCATAAAACACTTCACCGTTTGAGCCATCGAAGGCAAATCCAGGCTCTCCACGATAAGCATTGACGTGGAATTTGCCATTAGCATCGTGATATCCACAGCAAATTGGGCGATTAAAAAAAGATACACTGTCAAAGTCATTTTGAACAATTTCATCGTCAACCGCTACATTCGCCACCATGCCCACGGCATCGTCTACACGTACACCTGCAGGGTTGGAGCCACTAAAAATGACAGTATACTTTTTAATTCCAGACTCTTTTAATCTTTTATCGGTATATTTTTTAGCTAAAACTAAATCAATTCCCACTTATACCACCTCCACCCATGCCGAACCACTCCAGCCATAGGCAGTAACCACTCCCGTTGTTGCATTAAATTTATAACCCCAGGCAAACTTAGTTAGGTCGTCTGGTACTGCTTCTGATCCACCCGCAAGCCAAGCATACTCAGGTATACT